TCTTTTTAGATTTAGTATATCTTAAGTATGTATTTCCTCTTGGTAGTAGATTTGTATAGAATTGATATACCGTTTTAGGTTTCAATTCCCAATATTGTTGTATTTCATTTACAACTTCTATCCACTCTGGTTTCATTGATAAAAATCTATGCACCATATAATTAGACCAAGTCTTTTTATCGGCGTCTGTAATGTTGTCCCAATACAATTGGTTCTGAACATTAGTAATTTGTTTTATGTGGTCAAATAGTGTTTTTGTTTTCATAGTGAATAACCTTTTAGATATAAATAAATAGTTAGTATGAAACTGAAAATGTAATATTTTTAATATTGATTTGTCATTTCTGTTCTTGGAAATGACATCTTATGTCTATCATAATCCATACTATCTTGATAAAGTTCATTAACCTCATCTGAATATTGATATTTACTGACATTATCTTTAATGTATATGTTGTTTCTTGCAACAAAATCTAATTTGTCTGTGTCATCAAATAGTTGTTTATCTACATTTGAAATCTTAAATCCATATTTCACATCAAGTTCAAATTCATCTCCGTTTGATTTGAGAGAGAAATTACAATTGAAATGTGAGTCCTTTAAATTATATCCTTTAAAGTTATCCCTAATGATAAAGTTAATATTAGATTTATTTGTAACATTAACCAATACCCAAGCAAAACCTTTAATCGTCTTTATAATTTCATTTTCAATCGAATCTACAATATTGCTTTGTTCTGTTGATAGTAAAAACTCATTTGTGAAGATACTATTATCTGCTTCTTCTTTTAGTTCTACATCTATATTACCAACTTGTAATGAGTTTTCTCTAATTCTTGCTCTATAATATGGTGGTTTTCCACCCTTTTCTTTTGGTGTGGCATATGAGAAATCATCTCCTATTAAGTCCTCACCCTCTTTGGTAAAGTTAAATATATTTAACAAGACCTCAATAAAGAATGCTTTTAAATGTCTAATCATTAATATATTTTTATAATCATTTGAAGTCCAAGCGTTTAAAATTGTTTTTTCCTTTGAAACATCAAAGTCATCTCTATAAACATCTAATGGTGTGTGGTCTAAAATGTCTGTTGATTGCATTAAGTTTAACAATCCATTGTTTCCAAAGTATTTGTGGTTGTCATATAGAAATTTTAATTGTAACATAAAGTCCATATGATTTTCCTTTGGATAACCTGGTATCCAATTTGCATTATAAAATACATTACTCTCGTGAGCTGATTTCAAGAAGTGACTAACATCATCAGAAGTTTGTCCTTTTTCCATCAATGCCAGTATCTTATTCACTCCATTTTCTACACCAACATTCATATAATTTAGTCCAACATTTACTGCTCTTGTTAGTAACTCTCCGTCAAGTTTCTTATGTGTTCTGAAATGTCCACCCCAATACATTTTTGGTATGTTTCCATTTTCTGTTTCTTCCTCTAACTTATTTACAAGCTTTTTAAACAATGGCATTGACCCGTTGATTAGAGAATCAGTAAACCAAAAGTTATTAATGCCAGTTTGTTTATGTAATCCTTTCATCTCACTAACAATCTTTTCATTATTTTTGTATCGGTATAATCTGGTCTCACTACAAAATGTGCATTTAAAAGTGCAACCTCTTGATGTCTGCATTGGTAGTGTAACTTCCAAGTCAAATAACTCTGCTAATTTTTTATAATCATCTATTACTTTGGTATCCCAACTTGGTGTTTCTAATTCATTTAGATTTTGTGGTAATATACCACCATTGAAAACTGGCTTTCTACCACTACGACCCCTTTTCAATACCGTAGGAAAACTTGGTGTCATTTTATCCCAACGATAAATACCTTTTACATTTTCATAATGTCCGTCTTCCATATAACGATTTACTAATTCAGAGATAATTTTCTCCCCATCTCCCGAACCACAAGCGATATCAACAAACTCTCTATAATTATCTTTCTCAACTAACCCACCAGACTCTGAATACCAAGAGTAAGGGCCACCATACCATATTTGTATATTCTTATTTTTTTGTTTTAAGTATCTCGCTATATAATCTGTTGTAATAATATTTGATGTATATGTAGTAAATGCTACCACATCATAAGTGGATAGTTCATCTATATATTCGTGCCATAAATCTTTAAAGTGTGGTAATATATCCGTTTGAAAATTTGCTTCAGAGTTCCAAGGTTTATCATTACCCCAATCCCAAAACTTTTCTATGTTTTTTTCTTTAGTGTGAATTGACGATAGTATGTTTAAATCTATTTGTTCTACAACGACATCTTTATTATTGATGTGTGATTTTAAACTACCAATTGCGAAAGAAGGTGTTTGAACCGACCATTGTGGACATATACATAATGCTAATCTCATACAAAACAATCCCCCAACATCCAAGAGATACAAGAATATCGTCTTCCTTTTGTGATTGGTGTAACTCTATGTGATAAGAACGCAGGAAAGATTGTGATACTTCCTCGTGTTCTTGGTGCGGTGTAATTGTTTTTACCTGATTTGTCTGTAATTCCAAATTCTAAATTTCCACCCTCATACATTGTTTCATCACTTAATTGTATAACTGCCGTCAGTTTTCTTGTAGAAGTTTCTTTTGAACCACAATCAGTATGCCATTTGTATTTACCACCATTTTCGTATCGTAGTATTTTGACCTTTTCCATTTCTTGTATATTGTATTTCCAAATAGATAGATTAGATAATTCAAATGCCATTTTTATTTTGTTTTTTAGTTTTTCATTATTGATTGTAACTTCTTTATTATCACGAACTTCTTTGTTTAAAATATTATCATCATAATTACCAGCGAGTTCAGATTCAGTTGGTTGTCCTGTTTCCAAGTATCTCATTAGTTTCTGACATTGACTCAATGATAAAAAGTCCTCTCTATGAACTACAAATTTAAAATTGTCGTTTTGTATCATACAAAAGTATCTCCTACTCCCCAACACACACAAGAGTATCTATTACCTTTTGTAATTGGTGATACTCCGTGTCCTGCAAATGAAGGATGTATTATTAACTTTCCTACTTCTGGTTCAACTATTGTTCCGTCAAACAAACTAAATTCTCCACCCTCATAATCTGTATTTAAAAATACAATACAAGTTAGCTTTACTGAACTAAATCTTTTAATTGGATGAAAGTCTGAGTGTGGATTATACCAATCTCCAATATCATATCTGTGTGCTTGTAGTCTATTATCGTAAATACCTTTAATGTTGTATTTATAAATTGTTTGGTCTGCTATTTTTATGGCTGTCCAAAACTTATCAAGATATTTTTGTTCCGTTGTTCTACTGATATTTAACATACAAACACCATCGTCCATAACTGGTTCTTCTTCCCAAACTGGATTTTCTTCACCTGTGTAGTGTCCTTGTTTTCGTGTAGATTCTTTATCGATATACTCTATCATAAAATCACAATCTTCTTGTGAAAAGAAATTACTTTTTTCAACTACCCATTTGAAGTTTTGATTTAACTTCAAACTATCCATATCTATTGGTTTATACATTTTTATCCTTATTTAAAGTGGTCACCGACAAATATCTCTTGGATTACATATCGTTTACCTTTACTAATTGGAACAACATTATGACATAGAAATGCCGGAAATAATGTTAATGAACCTTTTAATTGATTCATTGAATACCACTCTTTTGTATCTTTATCTTGAATACCGAACTGAACTTCACCACCCTCATATTCACTTGGGTCTGTCAATTGAACAATTCCTACTAATTTTCTTACTGAACAAGTTCCTGCGTTAAAATCTGTGTGCCAACCATAGAATCCACCTTTTGTATATTCTATTAGTTTTAATTCATCATCACACGCATCAATATCAAAATGAAATACTTTATCATTTATAATGTTTGCTATTTGAAACATCTTGTCTTGTAACCATTTCCAATCTTTGTTTGGTTTATCGGGTCTGAAATCATTATCACTCTGTTCTCGTAAATACCATTCCCTTGTTTTTCTAATCTCCGGTATGACTGCGTTATTTCCCTTTTCATCTCCGACACAACCCGTTACACCCTTTTCAGATTCCATAATGTCATTTAATAATTCATCACACTTTTCTGGTGATAAAAAATTTGGAATTTGAACTGAATATAAAAAGTCGTTATTCTGTTTCTGACTCATCTGATACTAAAACCTTATTCGCAAAGTAGTTCTTGCTGTTATTTGTGTTGTCTATATTGTATGTTGTTTCTATTGTGTTGAGTGGTTTATATCCCATCAATTCTATTTTGCCTAAATCATCAGTTAAAACTTTATCACCTAATTCTAATGGTCTGTAATCTGAGTCTGTATATGAATCACCAGCGATATAAAATGGGTGGTCATCTGTTGCTTTAATTATAGTATTGTTATCGAATCTATACTCAACTAAGTTATCGTGTTCAATTTTTGTTACATCACCCACAACTGAATTTTGTAATCTACCAGTTTCTTCGTTGTATGTTTTAATTTTCATACCTGATGTTATATTTTTAATCTTCTCGTAAGTTCCGTCAAACAATGTAATCATTGTATCACCTGTGAAACATTTACCTGGTGGAATATTATGGACCAATATATCTGAAGTGAAGTATGTATCGATATCTTCAACATCTAATGAATAAAATGTTTCTTCTTGGGCTACTTCTGTTTTTGATGTTATTTCGACTTCATTTCCGTCTTTATTTAAAAAGTAATCTCCTGTATCTATATCGGTTGGTTTAGCCCAACTCCAAGTATCTCCTTGTTTAAGAAAGTATCTCGCACCTTTCATCATAGATTGTTTCATAACTGGAACTTTAATACTATCATTAATTAAGTAGTATCCATAATAGTCCTCTTGTAAAGTTCTAACCACAACTGAACCTGATGGTGTTGAACCACTCAAATCTGTTGTAGAATAACTTAACCAGTCCTCAAAGAAAAACTCATCTGGCATTCCAACTGGTTTGTATGATTTAACTACATCACCAACTTCTACATCTTGAACTTGTTTAGTTGAGTCATCATACATACGAATTAAACTCCCACTTGCGGTTGAGTATAATAGTGCGTTTTGCATATGGTATCTGTCACCACTCAATATAAACTTTGGTGCTATTGATAATACTAACTTATCCTTTTTCTTTGTTAGTATTTGTCTGTCTGGTGTCATTAAGTATTCATATTTAGGTGATTTTAGATATCCTTGTGTTCCTATGGTTGAACCACTTGGAACAATATAGGTTTCAATTAGTGAACCACTATCCACACCAGATTGGTATGTGTTATTCTCTGCTACATACTTATGGAATAAAATTGAATTGTCATAAGAAGTTCCATCTTGTGCTGGATTTTTAATTACAAAGTCTGGGTGATATGCATTTGAATCTGAAAAAGAACCTGTATTAAATATTGGAATTAAACTTGAATTAACTGGTGATGAATTTAATATAGTTCTAAATGTATCCTTGTTAAATGAACCACTAACTATGTTTAATAAAGTGTCATCACTATACCAAGGTGTTTGCATAAACAAGTGGAAACTATCCGTATGGTCATTACTACCTCTTTGTGAGAAATATGTTAATGAAGTATCTTGTTCAAATTCAAAATTACAACTTATGTTGTGTCTGGCAAAACTTGAACTAATTATTGGTTGTTGAAAATCGGAAGGATTAAACTTAACGCTATCATTTTGTCCATAAATGTATGCAGTTGTGCAACCTTTTTCATTTGCATAATCTGCCATTAAATCAAATGAAGCTGTTTGGTCATTATAAGTTCCATAAACACCACACGCAGTATTCATCTCATTCAAATAAATATCACCCGTGGTTTCTTCTTTTATGTAATCAACACCAGCGAAAATACCAATATTGGTATTTGTTGGCCAACCACCACCACTTCCTGTGATGTAATTTAAATAATTTTCTATTGTTGTTTGTACTGACATAATTTTTTCCTATATATAAATATCAATTTAGTCCATTTTAGTGAATATTTTTTCTTTTAATACTGATTTTGCTGGCTCGTTCCAATCATCTATAAACATCATTGCGTAATTGTATCCCTGTTTTTTGATTTCATTACAACGAATCCATATTAAATCTAAATTTAAACCTGTTCCTCTATGATTTGGAAACACATATTTCTGGCATAACATAGGGTATTTTCTATTCCAATCTATAAATGCCCAACCACCCTCAACTAAATAAAATGTCCAATTGTCTTTTAATCTACTTCGTAGGTCTTTTAAATTCCACTCTTGCCAATCTTTTCCAAATGAATCTTTAAATTCAGCTAACTCTTCTGATATTACTTGTATCTGTTCTGAATTAATATCATTATAGTTTGTAACCTCTTGATAATTTTGAACCTCTCGTGGTTCGTAATTACTTAAATCTATCTTGTAATACATCTTTTATTTTCTCTGCATATTGTTTGTGTGCTTTTGGTCCGGGGTGTAGTCCGTCTGATGTATAATCTACTCTTTCAAAAAATACATCAAAAAATTCTTCTGGTAAATCCCCGTCCCAAGTTCCCCATATAATTTTATCACAACCTATAAATCTATTTAGTAATTCATAGTTATGTAGAAAATTAGAATAATTGTTATACTCATTGATATTTACTTTTTCTTTTACTTGCCAAGGTTTCATAACAACTCCGTCGTCGTCAAACCAAGTTCTTCTAAAATAATGTGGAACCGTAATAATAAATATTTGTCGTCTTGATTCTGGTATATAAACTTCTGATAGAGTCTTGACTGCGAAATCCAAACCTGTTCCACCTGCTCCGTAATTATGAACTGATGTGTTTTCATCACCTAATAAATGAGTAAAGGTTTCTTCTTGCTTTATGTCCCAACCATAAGTCCAACTACAACCAAAAGTATAGATTTGCCTTCTGACGTTTTCATCATTGTAGATTGGGTCGTGTTGTCTTCCACCCTCTAATCTACCATTATTTTTTTCGTAGATGTTCAGTCCTGTTTCAGTTCCGTTCTTACTTACTCTATGATTCTCATAGTAGAACTTGTCTACATTATATTTAACTTTCTTGTCCATACCAACCATTTTTTCTAAGAATATTCTTTATCTTTTCTGCATATTTTCTATGACCGATTGGACCTGGATGATGAGTTGGTCCTATAAAGTCGTGTATTTCAAAAAATATATCCATTTTGTCGTGTGGTATTTCAGCATCCCAAGTTCCCCAGATAATCTTATCTCTTCCAACTAAACTATTTAAGAGTTCGTAATGATGTAGAAAGTATAGGTAGTGATTGTATTCAGTTTCTTTTACTGCATTTTCCTTTGCCCAACTTCTACGACCAATATTTTGTTCGTCAAAGTGCATTCTTCTAAATGCGTGTGGAATTGTAATTACATATAAAAAGTTATCATTTTCATAATGTTTATACTTTTGATAAACTTCCGCTATCTTTTTTGCTGCATAGTCCAGTCCAGTTTTACCTGCTCCGTGATTCCATACTGAAGTGTGTTCATCTCCGAGTAAGTGTGTGAAAGTTCTTTCTTGTTCAATATCCCAACCATAAGTCCAACTATCTCCGAAAGTATGGATTTGTAGTGGTGCATTTATATCATTATACTTCGGGTCAACTTCTCTACTTGTGGTTTGACTTAACCATAATGGTCTTTCACCCAAGTATTCAATGTTATCTGCTTTCTCACGAATCTGTATGTTATCGTAATAATACTTATGAACATACTCCAATACCTTTTTGGTAAAAAAAGTATCTTCCTTTGTGAGTCCAATTTCTTTACCTGTTTGTGGTCTCCAAAGTTTATTTATCCAGTTCATTATACTCCTGGTTTTGCTAAACCTGCCGACTCTAACATATTTTGTGGAACTTTTCCACAACTACCACAAGTAAAAACTTGTATTGGAACAATTGATTCCTTACCTGTTGGTGATACTAATGCCGATATTTTCTTTAAAAAGAAGGCCGGTGTAAATGCTGCGTTTCCACAATCTTCACATTGGATTGTATCTGAATCTGTTAAGTCAATTTGTGGTGGTGCTTTTGGTGGCACCGGTCCATTTGGATTACTCATTTAATACTCCCTATTAATTCAACAAACATAGCCATAATGTTGATTTCTTTATCAACTACTACTGCGTCTGATTGTTGGTATTTACTCAAAATCAATATACACTCAGCGATATGTCCTGCTCCCCAATCATCTACGGTATCAAACATCAATCTGAATAAATCAGAAAAGTCCGTTACTTTTGAATCTGCTAACAATTGTCTAATGTTTTTAAATGAATTCTTTTTGTCTTGTGTTTTCAATATATCCAACACTTGATTTTTATAATCATTTTGAACAATAGTATTTTCGTCAATTGTTAATTTGGAATCTACGACTTGTCTTTGAGCGCCATTGATTACTCTTCTGATATCTGGATAACCACCATTTACTATGGTTGCGATATCTTTAATATCATACTGAACTTCTTCATTTGTCAATATGTTTGCCAAATGTTGTGCGACTTGTTTTCTGTCTGGTGGGACAATTTGAAATGATTGACAACGACTTTGTATCGGGTCAATTATTCTCTCTACATAATTACAAGTTAGGATAAAACGACAATTCTTTGAGAAAGTTTCCATAAGATTACGAAGTGCTGCTTGAGCGTTTGGTGTAATGTAATCACACTCGTCCAAGATTATAACTTTCATATCTTTGAAACCTAATGTTGATGCGAAGTTCTTGACTTTCTCACGAACTACATCTACACTATTCTCATCTGATGCGTTTATATAAAGGTAATCACAATCAATGTTATTAATTAATAGTTTAGCAAGTGTTGTTTTACCTGTTCCTGCTCTACCGAATAATAATAGATGTGGTATATCTCCTGATTCAAGATATACCGACACCTTTGATTTTAAATGGTCATTACCGATATAATTCTCTAACTCACTAGGGCGATATTTCTCAACCCATAAGCTATGTTTTAGAGTTTCCATTAGTTAACTGCTTGTGTTGATACTAAGAAATATTCTGAATCGTAATTGTCGATTGAGAATTTAATTCTTGATAACCCTTGTGAACTAACTTCTAATGTTGCACTTTCACAATCTTTATTTGCATTTAAGATTGATGCGAACATATTAGCGTTAAATGATATTGGTTCCATTAGTTTGAACTTTGTAGTTTCAACTGGAATCGTAACACGATTAGATGCGATACTTGCATATCCAATAACAATCTGTGTTTCATCATTTTCTGTTAATATCGTAAAGGTTTCTGCGTCTGACAAGGCTCCTTTACCACTAATAAATGTATTGATGAAATGTGCGTCTACCTTGATACCTAACTCAAATGAATCTGGTAGATTCTTAAGTTCTGGTGGTGTCGGTATAACTGACAAATCACTCAACATATATTTAGATTTTGTTTTTCTTTTTGAATCTTCTAATTCCATAGAAATAAACTTATCACCTGCTCGTAATAAACTTATATCGACATCATCACCCAATACTGATAGTAGTGAAGATAATTGTCCGGTGCTATAAACACCTAATTCACAAGGTTCTAAGTGGTTAAACTTACTTAAAACAACTCTACCCACTACTGATTTATCACCAGAAATGAATCTTGTTGTTAAACTATCACCTTTAGAAACCCATTTGGTAGATTGAATTTCCCCACCTAATGTGTATTTGTTAATGAAATTAGTTAATTGATTTTTGTTCATTGTAACTCCTATTTGGTTTATATATAAATATAATATTGTTTTGTGAAAATCAAATTTATTTTTAAAAGAACCTATTCATAGATGTTGTTTTGTCTTCTACTCCACCCCAATGCATTGCTTTATAAAACATACCGAGTTTCTTTGACATCGCCTGTTCATACATTTTTTTGTGGTCTATGTGGTTTTTAATTAATTCTAATATTTCTCGTGGGTCTTCGTGTCCTTTGAATGCGATTGCGTCAAATCCAAATGTATTCTCTTTCAAATACACCCATTTAATCTTTGTTCCGTTGGATATCTTTTCATATTTCTTACCCTCATACCAATGTTCAATCAATGAATTGTAATTGATTGCTGCCTTGACGTGAACTGGTGCACCTTTCTTATATTTACTGAATGGTGATTCCTCATCTTTCACTTCATACTTACCAATACCTTTTACACCGATTGGATTTGCCATAACATCATACGATAAATTATGCATATTTCTTTTAAACAATGATACTCGTTCATCAATCTTTTCCTTTGGAACATTTGCCAGTATGTCATCCAATACATTTGATAGTAATTCTTTCATAGCGACTGCGAAATTACTTCTAATGGTATCCAATCCCTTTACATGCGTTTTGTTTACTTTTCTACCAGCGTCATTAATGATTCGTAATCCATATCGTTTCTTCGTAATGAATAAACCGGTCTTTGCAATTACCTCTTGTTTAATATCAAACACGTGGTCATCTATATTACAAAACTTCTTAGCAAAATAATCATAACTTTTATTCAAATAATCTTGAACTTCTTCACAAACTTCCATAATTCTCTGTGTCATCATTGTTTCTGATAACTCTTGATTTGGGAATCTCTTTTCAATCAATGGAACTGCCGATGCGAAAATAGAGTCTGTATCAATATAAATAACATAGTCTTCATTGGTATCTAATTCTTTGTTGTAGAAATGATTGGTTATCTTTTTACTAAACTTAATTAATGATTGACCTGTTAATGTTGTTGCTTCTGCATTATCCAAATCATAAAATCTAAATACTGGTAATCCCAATACACCATACAACGAGTTCAATACAATCTTCTGAATGTGTTGTCTTCTATCAAAGTATTGTTCTTTTTCTGTATCACCTTGTTCATTATACTTCTTCACAAGTTTTCTCATCTCTACTCGTTCGTTGAACCATTTCTCTAACAATGCCGGAATCAAACCTTGTTTGTCTGTTCTATACATTACTCCGTTAGATGCGATTGATACTTTTGATTTGTCAAAATAGTCTTGTAATTCTGTTTCGGTCATCTTACCAATTTCTCTACCTTGTTTATTCATAACCGAATATGTTTTGTTGTTTGTTGACTTTAAGAATTGTTCCTCGTTCCAACCCTCAACTTTACCAATCTTTGTTTCTGGTGATACATTTAGTGAACGAATCACACTTGGATACATTGATGTAATGTCCAAGTCATAAACCCAATCGTGTTTTCCTGATTGTGGTTCTTGAACATATGCTCCTGCAAACTTTTCATCACTATTAAACTTCTTTGGTCTTCCTGGTTTGTTAGGTGCAACCACTCCAATCTTTTTCAAATAAACTAAAATTGCTCCCTCTAACCAACGACTTGACATATTAATATCTTCATAAGGTATGTGTCCAAGGTGAGCAATACCTCTTGCAATATCTATAAAGTTCAACTTCTTATCTAACTCAACCAAGATTTTTACATCTCGGATATTGTAATCTATAAATGTCTGTAAGTCATTGTCATATAAATCATTGAGTGTTCCCTCATAGGAAACCTTTTTCATTCCGACTTCAACTTCACCAATGTAATCTAAACGATAACTTGATTGTTGAGTAAATGTGAATTGTCTGTATAATTGTAAATAATCTAATGATGAAACACCAGCTATTGTGTGTTTCTTTTTGTATTCTGAATAAATAACTTTTGATATTGGTGATAATAGATTTGCTATTTCTGGACCCAAGACCCTAACTGCTCTATTATATAAATAAGGAATATCAAAGAACTCCGAGTTCCAACCACTTAATATTGTAGGTCTGATTTCTAAATACTTCTGGAAAAATTTAGTTAACATCTCATATTCAGTTTCATAAAACTCTACAACTTCTTCACCTTTCTCGTAACTTTCAATTCTTTTGTGTGGGTCAAAACAATAAGTGTAATATTTTTCTGTTGCGTAATCATATAATGCGATTGATGTGATTGGATTGTATGCTTTCTGAACATCGGGGAATCCCTCTGTAACCTCTACCTCAATATCAAAGAACATAACTTTATGTCCTACTGACGATTCATCTGAATCTCCATATTGGTCAACCAAGAATCTGGTCATTGGTGGAACATCTGATTCGTGTAGAGTTGGGTCGTCTTTATCATATGAAGTAACTCGTTTTAATCTGTCACCATATAAACTAATGTGTTGACCAGATGAATCTTTTACATAAGCATATTTTCTGTATGGTATTTGTAAATGTCCTTTTTGGTCGTCCCAAACATTCATTGTATTCTTTTTAATGTCAAACCAGATATTTTGGTAAATAACGAACTCCTTTTGATTGTAACTTTATGTAAATAAATATAATACTAAAACTTGTAAATGTCAAGTATTTTTTGGTGGGGCGGTAATATTTCAACCGCCCCATAGAATTAGAA